GAATGATTCCTGCGGTGGTGCAGGACTGTTTCCTAGCGTCTGGTCGATGTCCGCCGGGTTGTTAGAAGGCTGGTAAATGGACGAAACCGGGACATTGAACTCGGTCGCGGTTTCTTGGATTAGCTTGGCATCGGCGGCCCGGCGGCGGATTTCCTCGCGAGGGTCCATGCCCAGCTCCGAGAAGTGGTCTGACAGGGTCTTGAGACCCATCGCGATGTCTTTCTGGTTGGCCGCGGATTCCCGGCCAGCGTCGACAGTAACGCGGCGAGGAGTGACCCAATTAACCTTGTACCATTCGTCGTTCGGAGGGAGGTCGCCTCGGGCAATGGCGTTTCCGATGACGTAGCCCCAAACCGGGGTAAGGAAGCGCGTCATGAACATGTGCTGGCGAGCGCCGAAGTGGCGTTCTGCCTTGCTGACAACGAGACGGATGGCCGAGCCTCCGATGCCATTGGGGTCTGCCGTGAACTGATACGGGAGGACTCCCGCGGTGGAGTCTTTCTGGAGATGCTCGATGAATCCGGTGAAGGTGGCGTTGGGACGCTGGCTCTGGAAGCTGTCTAGCTTCTCGCCGGGAGCAAGGGAGAGAATCTTACCGCCGATGAAAGCGCCGACCTGTTCCGGGTTGTCGTAAACTCCGTTGGGGTAATCCTGCGGACGCATGCCGAAGGCTTGGAAGTCGGAAACACTTCCATCGAACTGGGGGTTCTCGCGAGTGATGGTTCGGGTGATGTCCCCGGCGGTCTTGACGGCCAGCTTCTCCATCGACAGAATCTCAAGGATGTCGATTAGGTTGTTGATGCTGTGTTGCATCGGGGAGTAAGCCCGCGCACCCGAGACATTCTCAGGGTGGTGCAAGTGTAGCATGGAGTTGGCCGGAACCATCCGGGTCGTGCCGTCGCTACGGATGACATTGTAGCCGACGACCGCTCCGTACTTGTTGAACATGATGCCGTCGAACATGCCTTCAGGAGCGCCCATGGCCGCGGCGGAAGTTCCGACGCGATGGGACTCGATGAGCTGAATCTTGGCGACTCCGTCAGATGAGAAAGTCTTGAGGACGAACATTTCGCCGTCCACGTCTACCTTACGGCAAGCAATCTGCTGGCATTCCCAGAAGTTGAATCGCCCGGTGATGTCGCAAGGTTTGTTGGCCCAATCGAGGAAGTAATGTTCCGCCAACCCGTTCCAGTTCTGGTCTTTGCTTGCGGCCTGACCGCGGATGCCGTCTCCGATTGCGTACATCACATTGTCAGAAATCATCTGACGGATGAGGCCGGAGTTGACCGCGAGCCAGCGCATCTTGCGCGTAAGCTCTTGGCGGTCGAAGACCGTCATTACTTTCTTCTGGTCGGCGGGCCAAGGGGTATTGACCCACTGGCGTTTGTTGGAATACTTCGCTCCTTCGAACTGCGAGAAGATACCGGAACCTCCGCCGCCGAACCCGTCGGCCATGGTCTTCAGTCCCTTTTTGCGGGCATACGCCTTCACATCGGCGACAGCTTTGCGGACTTGAGACTTGGTAAGTTTCTTAGGCATAAACTCTTATAGACCCCGGAAGTTCCAAAGTCCATTGTAAACACGGACTCGGTCGATTGCTCCGTACTGAGCCGGGTCTTTGATTTGAAGCGCGTATCGGCATTCAATCAGAGTCGTCTGGATGTCCATCGGGAAGGACTTGGTCACCGAAGTGCCGGAGTCCGTGTAGCTCATCATGGTCTTTCCTTCCATCAATAGGCTCGCGGCCTTGTCAGCGATAGCTTCAATGCGAGCTTGAGATAGGATTAAAAAGCACCCGGTTGCCTGAGCCATAACCCTACGCGGGAGTCAAAATGGAAGGCCCATCCCTTGACCATGTTGGCAGAGGGGATGGGTGCCGCCTCCGAAACCCATGCCCGAGCAAAGGAGGTGCGAGTTGAATCTGAATGCCCGCGTTGGGATGTCAAGCCTCAGTCTCGCCGGAAGCTTCCTTCTCCTCCGGAGCGATGACATCGTCCGGCTTGCCCGTCAGCCGCCAAGCCAAGGCCGGGAGGATGCAGATAACCTCGCAGTCCCAAAAGTGATTGTCCTTTGAGCCGATTTGCTCCCAGAATGGCTTTCCGTTCGTGGCGATGGTTCTCTTTTCGGACTTCATCTGGTCCCGGTACTCATCTGAGACATCCTTGGGAATCATGTGCTTGCCGCGCTTGATGAGCGCCGCCAGCACGTCTTTAAGGCGGAGATTGGAGAAGTAGAACCTCTTCACGCGCTTGTTTCCGACCGCCTCTACCACCGGGGCAGAATAGGGACGCAGTTCAGTCTTAAGTCCGACCGGGGTCTTGACCCTCCAAGCGAACTCGTTGCGCTGGTCGCCTCGGGTAGCCACCCATCCGTTGGCCGCGCATGCCTGAAGCACTTCGTCAGGCTGGTAGCCGGAGTCGATAAACACGTTCGCTGGATGGACTTGGTATTTCTTGTGGGCCTCGGCAAGCTGTGACCAAGAGAAACAATAACCGCAGTCCACAAGCCGGGAGCGTCCGTCGCCAGACCAGCCGCGGATGACCCAGTAGAAACCGCGCTTCTGAACGTCCACACCCATGAAACGCATACGGACGAAGTCCGGTTCCGCCCTCATCTCCGGCGTAATCAAATGGAACGCGGTCGGGTGTCCCTTGACGAATCCGCCCTCCTGCTCCCAGTCTGAACCCATGGCAAAATCGCTCGGAGTGGCATCGGTCTTGATTTCGTCCGGCTGTTCTTCGAACTTTTCGGCCAATCGTTTCTGGATGAAGATGCGTAGAGGCTCCTCGTCGCCGTACTCTTCAATGGACTCCTTGGCTTTGATTAGCATCACCGCAAGCTCCCCCCAGCTCATGGTCGCAATGCTGTTCCAGTGAAGCCCGATGTAACTTGAATTGCTGGTTGGCTTTGTGGCTACAAATTTGCCATTTGCGTTAGCTTCAAGCCGGGTGGCGTTGGTGTCGGGTAGCTTCGCTTTGCATGAAACGCACTCGTAAGTCGTTCCGTGGGCAACCTTCAGCAAGTCCCATTCATCATTTACCTTCGCGTCATCCGGGAACTTAACCTGCGACCAGACCCATGGCTGGAGATGGCCGCAAGCCGGGCAACACATGTTCCAATCTCTCATGTCCGTTGCCTCATGAAGCTGGTGGAACTCCTGACCGTCCTGACCACCCTGCGACATGAAGATGCGCTTTCCCATCCAGCCGAACGCGGTGACACGCGCGGAGGCTTCCGCCAAGTGTCCCTGAGGGGCCATCCAGCACTCGTCAGCGATGACGTATCGAAGAGAAAGTCGCTGAAGGTTTGTCTCGTTATGAATGCCGCGGCAGTAAATGGTCATGCGGTCAAAGTCCGACGTCGTGGAGCGTTCCATGTCGTCGTTCTTGAACTTGGCCTTCACCGGCGGGCAATTGTTCCACACCGGGCGAAGGTATCGGATTGAGAAGTCTTTAGCCTCTGCATCAGTAGCTTGAAGCACCATCGTCGGTCCGGGTTGGTTCGCGATGACGTAGCAGGAAAACAACCGGGCGAGCAAGGACTTGCCGGACTGGATGCTGGCGAGGATTGTCAGGAGCCGCGTCTCGGGGTCGGCGGCGATACGCAAGGCCTCCGCAATCCATGGTGTCCGCTCGGCGCGGAAAGGGCCGGGCATCGGCGAGTCAGGGATGGCAAGCACGTTCTGCTCAAGCCAGTCCACGATGTCTCCGGAGTAAGCCGGGCGAATGACAGTCTTCCCGACCTTGAGGAGTTCCGCCTTATTCATCCTTGGAAAGCTCCGTTCGGATTCTCAACGACCAAGCCTCGAGAGCTTTTACCGCCTTCGCCGGGTTCTCCGGGTTGCAGGCTTCCGCTACATCAAGAGCGAGCTTGTCCAGTCGGTTGACGAAGTCGCTCGCAAGCTTCCGCATGGCTTCGGTCGCATCTGAGGCCCGGATGTATTCCCGGTTCATCAGAGCGAGCCTGTCCGCTTCCGCTTTTAACTTGGTCAGGGTGTTGACGGTCTTGTCGTAGGATGCGTAAAGACGGGACTGTTGAGGCGAGCCGGACTTTACCGCCTTGATGTACTGATTACGCGAAATCTGGACAAGGATACGCTGGCGCTCTACGATAGAATCAAAGGTCTCCAGTACGGTCTGTGGAGTCTTTTCTTCTACCTCTTCGGGGTTTCCCTCACCCGGGGCGGCGTCTAGCTTGTAGTCGCCCGGAGCGATGCCAGTGGTCAGGTGGCGTTGAGCTCGCCACTTCTCCGCCTCCTCGACGCTGTCCAGAGGCATACCCTCGGATACCAGCTGTGAGATGCGGCCCGGCGAAAGCTCCCACCTCTCGGCGAGCGTCTTTTGGCTGACTGCCATCAGGCGGTCTTGTTTCGCTTCTTCAGTTCAACCTCGGCTCGCTTGGCCCGGATGCGGGAAATCTCGTCCTTGGGCATCTCGCAGTTCCACATCTGCTGAAGGCTGTAGAATACAACAGTGTACCGGACGGCATCCTCGGAAAGCTTCCGGATGGGGGTGACACCATGAAGGTAAGCCTGTCCGTCAAACAATGTAAGACTCCCGTGGGTGCATTTCAAACAAAGGTCCAGCTCCGGCATCGCGAGGTATCCGCCCTCGATGTTCTTCTTGAACGCGAACATGGCCGACCAGACGTTCTTGTAGTTGCCCGCGTCGAAGTGGTATTTCAGAGGGTTGTTGTGGTTAATGATGCCGCTGGTGAACATCGACTTACCGATGCGGTACTCGGAAAGGACGTTCTGTTCGGTCAGCTGGGTGTGGGACTCCGCAAGGGAAGGGTTGTGTTCCCGGTAATACTTGGCGGCCACCTCGGCGAATCTCTGGACGATGTCGCTTTCGTTTGGTTGCTCCGCGGCGATGGACGCGGCCCGGCACGGGTGGTTGCGGACGACGTTGCGCGGCGCGTACCCGAAGATGCGACTGGTGGTCAGGAGTCCGTTGCTCCGGTAACTCTTGGAGTAGTTCACCCGGCCCAAGGCCTCCACGAACTCGCGCATGTCCTCGTCTACCTTCGCGATGTAGACCAGCACGACCTCCCCGCCGACATAGACGATGACATTCTCGTCGATGAGCGTAGAGCAGTCCTCCGGCTTCGCGGAGCGCTCCTTGTAGTCCTTGAGATTAATCTCCCTGAACTTGGCGTGAATTGACCTGATAGCCATTGGATTCAAGGAGATGGTTAATGACTTCGGCGTTGTTTGCAAGGCCGAACTTCTCGGCGTAGTCCGCGAGAGCGTCAATGACCGCGTTGTATTCCTCGATGCCGTAAACGAGGATAATCTGCCGGATGATGGACTTGTCGTAACCGTCCTTGCGTTCGTTGATGTTCAGGTGGCGTTCGCCGTGAGCGCAGAGCTGTTCAACATCGCCCACATCCGTGATGAGGTACTTGAGGTCGTTGTCATCGAAGCCGATGAGCGACAGGTCGATTTCCCCGGCCTCCTGAATGGCGAGCAGTTCCGCCTTCAGCATCTCGTTGTCCCACCCGGCGTTAAGGGCCAGCTTGTTGTCCGCGAGGACGTAGGCGCGAGTCTGCTCCGGGGTGAGGTGCTTGAGCGTGATGGTCGGAACCTCCGTCATGCCAAGTTTCTGCGCCGCGGCGAGGCGACCATGTCCGGCGATGACAGTTAAATCTTCTTGGACAAGGATGGGGTTATTAAACCCAAACTGCTGGATGCTTTTAGCCAGCTGTTCGACCTGTT